TGAGGATGAACGTGAGTCAATGAAAAGACAATATGTTTGGTTAAATGATTTGCTAGACCATCTACCTGTTCAAACGATGATATATGATGGGGTAGAGGCTGATGATATTATGGCTTACATAGCTACAGATATACTTGGTGAAGATGAACAAGCAGTCTTAATGTCTACGGATAAAGATTTTTTACAGTTGGTAAATGAAAAAACAATAGTTTGGTCACCAACCAAAAAGAAGATTTATAATAGAAAAAGAGTAAAAGAAGAATATGGTATAGATGCTTCTAATATTCTTACATACCGAGTATTTGATGGTGATGTAAGTGATAATATACCAGGAATATATGGATGTGGTATAAAAACTATGATTAAACGTTTTCCTGAACTAGCAGAAGAAAGAGATGTTGATGTAGAAGACATTATCAGACTTAGTGAAGAAAGAAAGGGAAAGGTAAAATTATTTGATAAAATCTTGGATGCAAAAGAACAGATTTATACCAACCGAGATTTAATGCAACTTAAAGATGTTGATATAAGTGGTCAAATAAAACTTAAAGTTCAAGATAGATTTAGAGAGGAAATATCACCATTAGTAAAAATGGATTTCCTAAAAGTATGTCTTAAATATAAAGTAGTAAATAACTTTGGTGACATCAACTCTTGGTTAAAAAACACATTTGGAAATTTAGTATTTGACAATCAATAATATTTTTCGTAGATTTATTTAATGAATCAAAACATAGATACACTTAGTAAATACGGACAAGGGTTTCAATCAAAGGTCATCGGTTCTTTCTTGACCGATGATAAGTTTTTATCACAGATAGAAGATATTGCAACTCCTAAGTTTTTCGAATCTGAAGCTAACAAATGGATTGTTAGTGAAACTTTAGATTATTATAATCAATATCGAAAAGCTCCAAGTATGGATGTCTTTAAAGTAAAGATTACAAATATTGATAATGAAGTTCTTAAAACAACAGTAGTAGAACAACTTCGTCATGTTTACACACAAATTGGTAATGTAGATTTAGATTATATAAAAGACGAATTTACTGATTTTTGTAAAAACCAAAATCTTAAACAAGTTATTTTATCTTCAGTAGATTTATTACAAACAGGTCAATATGATAAGATAAAAGAGTTAGTTGATAAAGCAATGAAGGTTGGTGGTGATGCTGACTTAGGAACTGATTATATACAAGACTTTGATGAAAGAACAGAAGAAATAGATAGATTTACAGTTCCAACTCAATGGAATGCACTCAATGAACTTATGCAAGGTGGTTTGGGTCCTGGTGAATTGGGAGTAGTTGTTGCTCCATCTGGCGTTGGTAAAACTTGGATATTATGTGCTCTTGGTGCAGAAGCAGTAAGACGAGGTTTGTCGGTAGTTCATTATACCTTAGAACTTCAAGAAAATTATGTTGGTAGTAGGTATGATACTTTATTTACACATATACCATCAAGTGAGCAACAAGATAATAAAGAACAAATAAAAAATAAAATATCATCACTTACAGGTAAACTACAAATTAAGTATTTCCCACCAAAAGGTATTTCGGTAAAGAAAGTAGAACAACATATTGATAAGATGATTTCCATCGGAAACAAACCTGACTTAATCATTGTAGATTACGCTGATTTACTCTTATCTTACTCTAACAAGGTCGATAGTACTTATGCTGAACAAGGAGGTGTCTATATTGATTTAAGAGGTCTGAGTGGAGAATTAGGAATACCTGTATGGACTGCATCACAAACAAACCGAACTGCCATAGATAGTGAAGTGATTGAAGCTGATAAGATTGCAGATTCATATGCAAAAGTAATGAACGCAGATTTTATTATGAGTTGGAGTAGAAAATCAAAAGACAAACTTAACAATACCGCCAGAGCTCACGTTATGAAAAACAGATTTGGTATGGATGGTATTACCTTTCCTTGTAAGATGGACACCAATAAAGGTATTATTGAAGTATATGAGGGTAACTCATCTGATGGTATTATAGCTACCAAAGAAAGTAAAGATGGTAGTTTGATGGAAAAGAAATTATTACACAAAAAATACGTAGAAAATATGGACTTAGGATAATTATAAAGACATGGAAAAATTTTATAGAAGTAAAACAAACAGAAAATTAAGTGGTATCTGTGGTGGATTATCAAATTATTTTGATACAGACCCATTGTTATGGAGATTACTATTTGTAGTCTTATTTTTCACCGCTGCACCAATGATGATAATTTATATAATAACAACTTTAATAACAGAATCAAAATGATAAGAACGGCAGAATGTGTATCACCGATGCATCCGGATAAAATGTGTGATAGAATATCTGATAGTATTTTAGATTTCTATTTAGAAAAACATCCAAAATCTAGAGTAGCAATTGAAACTTGTGGAGGAATGGGTAAAGTATTCATTACAGGTGAAGTAAATTCTTCAGCACAAATAGAAAAAGCTGACATTGAAAAAATAGTATATGATGTTACTCAAAATGAAAATTTAGAAATAATAACGAACATTAATAAACAATCTGAAGAAATATTTAATGGAACTCGTTCAGGTGGTGCAGGTGACCAAGGTATTATGATTGGATATGCCGTCAGAGAAAATCCATATTTTTTACCACAAGAATATTATCTAGCAAGAGAACTTTGTAAACATATTTACAAGAAGTATCCTTATGATGGAAAAACTCAAGTTACTATGAATGGTAACTCACTTAAAGTAGTTGCTTCATTCCAAAACGCACCAGCTGAAGAATTAGAAGCAATGGTAAGGGCATTTTTTAGTATATTTCCCATGTATGCCATTGAAAAGTTACATTGTAATCCAGCTGGTGATTGGGAAATAGGTGGATTTGATGCTGATTCTGGTGTTACTGGTAGAAAATTAGCAGTTGATAACTACGGTCCAAGAGTGCCACTTGGTGGTGGAGCATTTAGTGGTAAAGATTATACTAAGGTTGATAGAAGTGCTGCTTATATGGCTCGTAGAATTGCAGTAGATTTGTTAGAACAAGATGAAAATAGATTAGAAGTACTTGTTCATTTAGCTTATGCTATTGGAGAAAAACAACCTCTACAAGCTACTGCTATTATAAACGGAAGATACCATCATATCAAAGGATATGATTTGTCACCAAGAGGTATTGCAAAATTTTTACAACTTTATACTCCAAAATATGAAAAAACTGCTCAATGGGGACATATGGGAGCAGGATTTAAATGGAAATAATATGACACAGACAGAACTATTTTCAACACCAAGTTTTACTGCAAATGTAGAAGGTGTTACATATAAAATGAAAGAATTGGCTGAAATGAATGTTAAAATTAAAAAACTACATTCAGACGCAATAATACCAGTATATGCAAAAGATGGTGATGCTGGTATGGATATAGTTGCAACAGAAATCATTAAAGAAACTGATGTCCAAATAACATATGGAACAGGTATTGCATTAGAAATACCAAAAGGATATGTTGGATTAGTATTTCCACGTTCATCTATACGAAAGAAAGGGTTAGAACTAAGTAACTCCGTTGGAGTAATAGATAGTGGTTATCGTGGAGAAATACAAGCAACCTTTAATAAAACAGTAGATTATCCTGACACATACAAAGTTGGAGAACGAATTTGTCAGATTATGATACTACCTTATCCAAGTATTAGGTTCGTAGAAGTAGAAGAACTTGGTAGTAGTGATAGAGGTGAAGGTGGATTTGGTTCCACTGGAAATTAACTCAGATTTTATAAACAAAAAAGAAATTATTAAATAATTATATAAACAAACACAAAGGAGAAAATTAATAATGTCAACATCACAAGAATTATTTGAACAAATGAAAGAACTATGGACTCAGTTTGAAACTGAACACGAAGGTTCTTCAAAAGCCGCAAAATCACGAGCTCGTAAAGCAATCGGTGAAATCAAAAAAATAGTAACTGATTACAGAAAAGCTTCTGTAGAAGAAAACAAATAATTTATGGGATACTCAGTATCCCTAATTTTTTTATATGTTAGAATTAAAAAAATTCCACGCAATATGGTGTGGGCCATGTAGATTTCTTAATCCTGTATTTGACCAACTTGCAAGTAAAAATACAAATGTATCATTCACCCATATTGATATAGATGAAGAACCACAAGAAGCAAGTGATAGTAATGTTCGTTCTGTTCCTACTATTATTGTAGAAAAAGATGGTGTAGAAGTTGATAGATTTGTTGGTGTTCAATCTTTAGATACTTACCAAAATTCTATTAACAAACATTTATCTTGACTTTTATCTGATTATTTATTATATTATAAATAAAAAGATTTTAGATGAAGAAATATACTGCAGAAGAACTAAAAGACAATTACGATAGGTTTATTAAAGCGATAGAAAAGTCATTCGAAGGAGAAAGACTTGAAAAATTGCTTCATATGTATTCTGAAGAAGAATTGGGTATAAATCTATTGTTATCACCAGCTAGTGGTAATAAATTTTATCACAATTCATATGAAGGTGGGTATATTGACCATATAATGAATGTGGCAAGAAACTCACTTCGTATGTTAAAACTTTACAAAGAAGCTGGTGGAGTTATAGACTTCGAACAAGAAGAACTTCTTTTCTGTGCATTCCATCACGATTTAGGAAAACTTGGTAAGAAAGACCATTTTCATTATTCACCAAATGATAGTGAGTGGCATATCAAAAACCGCGGTGATAATTATAAAAGAAATGAAGATATTGCTTTTATGTCAATTACCGACAGAACTTTTTTCACTCTACAGGAATATGGTATAACTTATAATGAGAATGAGTATTTTGGTATCAAACTTACTGATGGTATTTTTGACGAAGATAATATAAAGTACTATAAAACATACGATAAAACAAAATATCTTAAAACAAACATTCAGTTTATCCTACATTGGGCAGATTGGATGAGTACAACAATAGAAAGAGACCAAGAAATAAAAGTAATTTCTGAATGAACATAGAAGAATTATGGTTTTTTAGTAACAGATTAAGAGGTGAAAATCATCCTCGTTCTAAACTTACATCAGACCAAGTAAAACAAATCAGAGAACTTTATAAACAAGGATTCTCAACAAATGTTATATCGAGAAACTTTAAAGTTAGTAAGTGGAATGTAGACCAAATTGTTAAAAATAAAACTTGGACTCATTTAAAATAACACTTGACTTTTACAAAAAAATTCGTTATACTATAGATGTAATGTTAACCAACCCCCTCTATTATGACTGATTTTCAAAAAGTTTCGAAATGGTTAAAAGAAAATTGTGATGTCGATGTAAAACTTGGACAGACTACCTCTTATATCGGTGGTAGTGTAAGAACTATTTTTATTCACCACAATTATAATTTAGAAAAGAATGGATTAATCGCTCTACTTCATGAAGCTGGCCATGCAATCCAACCTTCGGAAGATGAAGATATATTCGGGCCAAGCAGATATAAAGTAGTTGATGATTTAGAACATCCAAAGGAATTTAAGATGTTACAATTTTTGAATGAAGTTGATGCATGGGATAGAGGAGAATCTATCGCTCTTGAGTTGAATATACAACTTGACAAAAAAAGATGGACAAAAGAAAAAGAAGAAGCTTTATTAACTTATTACGTATCTTAAGGAGGTAATCTTATTTACCAAAACATTTATTTTCAAAGAGAACGAAACCTAATCCATTTATGGGATGACCAACATGGATATAGGTCTTTTAAGTATACTCGATATTCGTATGAGAAAGCAGAACGTGGTGAGTATAAATCTATCTATGGGGATAGATTGACCAAAATATACAAGTTCAGTAAAGACGATCCTGATTTGTTTGAGTCAGATGTACCAGAAACAACACGAGTTTTGGTAGACCTATATTCTGATTCTGACGAGATATCTACAGGTCATGTAGTCCTAACTTATGATATTGAGTGTGAGATGACCAGTGGACTACCAGACCCCCAAGAAGCAAAGAATGAATTGACTTCTATCGCTCTACATGATTCAGCTACCAATCAATATTGGGTGTTGGTAATGGACAAAGAAGGTTTGATGGTAGAGAAGACCACAGACAAAGCTATTGTTATTCCTTTCCAAGATGAACGAGATATGTTGATAAAGTATCTTGAACTCTACGAATCTATCAACCCTACCATAGTTACGGGTTGGAACATAGACTATTTTGATACTCCTATGTTATACAATCGTATTAAAAGATTGTTGGGTGAAAAACACGCAAATCGCCTTTCTCCTATTGGTAATTGTTTTTGGTCACCATATCGTAAGAGATACTTTATGGGTGGTGTGTCTTATTTGGATTATATTTCTCTTTATAAGATATATAACTATGGTGAACTTCCTAACTACCGATTAGATACTGTTGCTCAAATAGAGTTGGGTAGAGGTAAGATTGAGTATCAAGGAAACTTAGACCAATTATTCAGAGATGATATTGAAAAGTTCATTGAGTATAACTTGGTTGATGTGGAGTTGGTAGTAGACTTTGATAAAAAATTACAATTTATAGATTTATGTCGTGGTATATGTCATGCTGGTCACGTTCCATACGAGGATTTCGTTTACTCTTCAAAGTATTTGGAAGGTGCTTTACTTACTTATTTAAGAAGAAGAAATCTTGTTGCTCCCAATAAACCTGCGGACAGACAAGAACGAATGCAAGCTATTCGTGATAACAACGAAGAGAAGTTCATTGGAGCTTATGTTAAACCACCTATCGTGGGTAAGTATGAGTGGATATATGACCTTGATTTGACTTCTCTATATCCTTCTATTATTATGACTCTTAACATTTCACCAGAGTCTAAGATTGGTAAGATACAAGATTGGGATTCCAATAAGTTTCTCAAGGGTGAGGTAGATACTTATTACATTGGTGATGATTCTATATCTAAGGAAAACTTACGACAGTTTTTAGATGAGTCTAAGTATTCTATTGCTTCCAATGGAGTTTTATATCGAACAGATTCGGTTGGTTGTATTCCTGGTATTCTCGATTTGTGGTTTCAAAAGAGAGTTGAATACAAAGATGAGATGAAAAAGTTCGGTAAGAGTGGTGATAAAGAAAAGTATGCCTTCTTTCACAAACGACAGTTGGTACAGAAAATCCTTCTTAACTCATTATATGGTGTATTGGGATTACCTGCGTTTAGGTTCTATGATGTAGATAATGCAACCGCAGTAACCACCACCGGCCAGACTGTGATTAAATCCACCGCTGATATGGCGAATATCAAATATAATAAAGAGTTGGGTAATCCTGATTTGGATTCCAATATCTATATTGATACTGATTCTGTATTCTTTTCAGCTGCCCC